AAATTACATCCTGCTGTCCTATGAGTCTACTCATCTCTTTATCAGATACAAGATCATGAGGAAGCTTATCAGGAAACATTTCACCTAGCAATTTCAACAACTCATCTGTAATTATTAAACCAAATTTATTATGTTTTTTCATAAAACTGTTCCTAAAGGGTTGAAAAAAGTCCTTTTATAGAAGGACTCATTATTTAACTGGACAAACTCCTTGTAAACATTCGTCATCCTCGATTTCATGGAGCCCCATTACTTCATCTAGATCAACCGGATTTAACTGTGAAATATATTCATCATATTCTTCCTTAGTTACCACTTGTTGAGGTAAGTAGGCATAGACCTCTTGAGTATCACAAATGGGAAGAAAGCTAACACCAACATAAGAGCTCCAATTATTGAGGAGCCAATCAATAATAGACGGTATTTCATCAGCCTTATAAGTAACAGTAATCGAGCAGTTCTGTTCAACGTAAGAGTCCATAAGACATCTGTATCTTTGAAGCTGTTTAATAGCCTTCTCGTGATTAACATATTTATCTCCGTCTTTTTCAAATCTTATATTTTCCCATTTAACTGGAAAAGTAACAATAACATTATGTTCATCTACAGGATTAGTAACAACTTGATAGCCTGCTTCCCTCAATCTAGGAAGCATAGGATCGTTCACTGAAAAATTAACATGATTAAATATATAACGTCCTGCTGGTTTGTGGCAGCCTTCAGTGGTATCCATTATCTTACTCAATGTTCCACTCGGCTTTACAGTGGTAACATTTTTAGGACGTTGTGTACCGAGCTCGTCAGCAATAGAGTATGCACCATGAACAGCAACATTTTTTAAGCGTTTAAAATCATATTCATTGAGGTCTTCTCTTGTAGCTATGCCTGTCAACCCTACTCCGCACAGTCTTAGATACTCATTGTTTTCATGCCAAGTCCTTTGTAAAATCCCATCATCCAAGTTAACTAAGGTTTGTCTATAGTTAGCCCTGCTAGTTAAATAAACAGCTCTTTCCAAACCCCCTGAATCATTCTTGAATTTAGAAAGATCTACTTCAGATAGATTACAAAAACTTTTATTACCTAAGAGGATCTCAGCACAGGGATTAACACCTGTAAACCAAGGAGCTCTCTTTCTAGCTTCTTCTCCATTGATAATTCCAGGTTCGGAACCTCCAGATTCCGTAATAATTTTAAACACTTCTTCCAGATCTTCCTGCTCAGGCTTGCTCCAAAATACTACCGAGTTATTAGACTGACTCCGGTGCGGAGTCTTAGATAAATCATTCTTAGCTCTAGCAAACTGCTTCCACTCAGGAGTGTCATGGTATACCAAGGCTATTTCAGCAGATCTTCTACTACTCAATACAGTTCCAAGCCAGTTCATTACATCTAGAATATCAATCTTAGATAAAAGCTGTCCAGCTTTCTTGTTTAGAATTTGAACGATAGCTGTGTATGCTTTGGAGAGGGGCGCATCTCCTGAGCTGATCCATCCGTATCCACTGAGCCTCTGTCCTGCTGGTCTAAGTTGGGTGAGATCGAGAACGAACCTTGAAGCTTTCCCTTTAAAAGCCAAAAGCTTGCCGATACTTTTTGCCCATGCTTCAGCAGAGTCTCCAACGGTAATGGTCCAAGTGCCTGTGTCGCTATCAAAGCTTTCCTTGTTTCCTTCATGTCCTCCTTTCTTTGTACGCTTACTCCTAACGATTTCAATTTCTTCAATGGGTTTTGTAAATCCTGAGAGGGTTCCAACGACAGGAGTAAACCCGACTCCACACCCTTGTAACAAGAGCCACAAAGAGTCAACAATATCATGTATAGTCTCCACTTTTAAATGAGCACAGTTGAACTGGCTGGCCTCTCTCCTCTTGGCTATCTCAGTTCCACCAAGCCAAAGAGTTCTACCAGATAACATAACCTTACGATCTAAAAGTAATTGACGTAGTTCATTAAGCTCTGTTTCCGTTTCTAGTTCCTCGCCAGCAGCCCTAGCCCACAACCATTTCTGGTGGCTTATTACTCTGTCTACAACTTGATTCCAAGTTTCATAAACTTCATGTTCACCCTCAATAGGTCTACTATAAGTACGTCTGGTTATTACTTGAGCTCTAACTGAAGGTATCATACGCACTCCTCTAGTACAGGTGGTTGATAGTTTTTACCCTTCTTAACTTTTCCTTCTTTAGTTTTGGTAACAGGAAACTTACTCATGTTAGCTTGGTGTACCAAGTCAAAAGCTTTATCAAAGTCCATGCCGAAAGACAAGGCTGTGCCTTTTATAACATACACAACATCACACATTTCTTGTAAGAAATCTTGAAGCATTACATATTGTTCCCCTTGATCTAAGTCTCCTTCTAATCGGAGAGCTGCATCTGCTAACTCTTGAACTTCCTCATAAATTAATTTCATTCTAAATTCCAAGAGCTCTTTACTAAATGGTGCGTTAACAGCCAAGTTCGCTTTCTGGTGAAACTCTTTCAGTTTTTCCATTGTCTCTACTTTCTTCTTCTAAGGCTTGTATTAGTATAGCCGAATAGTTAATATTATCCATCAACGAATCTTTAATAGACTCATTAGATAGCTTCTTCTCCCTGAAGTAAGACTCAATTCTACTCCACTTATCCTGTAACCGACAGGCAATCCCCACACTCACAGGAATTCCTAATGCCTTACACCTCCTGAAGTTATGTAAAGGATCTCCAGGTTTAGCATAATCTTTATTCTTTTTCTCGGCTAGTAAGGCACACTCCTCTAGAATTTCTTTAACTCTTAGGTGATCCTCTATTTTGGATTCCATAGTTTAACTCCTCCCTTCTCATAATCTTCACACCTTAAAATTCGAGCCACCCTAGCTTGAACAAGTGCATCATCTTCTGTCAGACCTACCGCTTTATAAGCTTGAACTATTATACCCCAATAGTCAGCAGGCTTTTGGCCTTCAAGTAAATTGTTGGCTTTCTTAGGACCTATTCCTGGACACCCTTTGTAATTATCTACTGTGTCTCCAGTTAGAACTTGTATATAGAAATTAAAATCTGCTGTTGCCTCGTTAATATTGGTTTTGATTTCCGTATCCATATTATAATAGATACAAGGAATGGTTTTCATATCTTTATCAATCGAGGCTACAAAATTAATGTGATACGTTTTATCTGTAGCTAAAATTCCTATCACATCGTCAGCCTCTAAAGTAGGGTACGAAACAGCCTCATACTTATCACGGAGATACTTTTCCAGTTGATTGTATCCTAGAGGTTTCCTGTTTTTTTTTCTTTGCATTTTATATTCGCTAAAAATTTTCTTCCTAAAATTATTTGACCTATCCGATAGACAAATCGTAACATCTGCAACACTGCCAGCTAAGATAGTTGTAGTAAGGTTGTCTATAACCTTATCAGCCTGTCTATACATTTCTTCTAGGTTAACATGAGTTGTTACTATACCATCCTCCCACTCTACCTCACTCTGTACTGCCCAACAAATTTTGTATATAAGTATGTCTCCATCTATTAATAATTGCGTTGTTTCCATAAATTTGGTGTCCTTTGCTATGTTCTTTAGAATGACATTCATTACATAAATATAAGCATAATAAAGTTTCTCGTAAAGCTTGTTTCCAACCAGACTTTACCAAATGAGAAACCTTAGCTTCTTTAGTTTTCGGCTGAACATGATGAAAGTGTAATCCATATCCGTTATCGTTTTTACCGCAGCCTTGACAGGTAAAGTTTCGTAATAATTGAAGCATATATCTATTAGCTTGACGGAGAAACCCTCTATACAGTTTTACGTTCTTACTTTTAATATAAGGGTTTTTAGTTAACAAAAACTGATAGAACCCCTCACAAAACTTCTCAAGTTCATCATAGGTCTTAATGTGTTTCAGCCCAATTTCTTCCAATTTTAAACGTGCCACTAAGAGGGCATCCAAATTCAAAGTATTCTCCTGCCCTTCTGATAGCTGACTCTGCTTGGGGTCCGATGTATTTTTTGGCATACCTCTCCTTACATTCAATTTGAAATTCATCATGGATATTAGCTACAAACTCATAATCTTCAGGAGCATCAAAGCCTAAAAGTTTGAGCCTTTCATCCAAAAGAACTAAAGCTTTCTTCATAAGCACAGCTCCAGCACTTTGAAGCAGAGTATTCAAAGCACTATACTCAGATCTAACATGGAGATTTCTACCATCTAAACCAATTAAATGTCCTCGCCTTCTATATGCTTTCCTTACTGCGTCTGTTAGTTGTTCTAATCCCTTTACTCCTTTCAATAGTTTTTCTCTAGCTCGTTTTCCGGTTTTCCTTTGCGCGCCTAAGATCATCCCAAGCTTCTCATCTCCTGCACCGTAAATAAAAGCATAGAAAAAAGTCTTAGCTTTATCGCGTGAATCTATACCTAATACTTTCTGGTTAAGCGTGTGTATATCTGTGCCATCTTTAGAGTTTCCCTCGACTGCTGCTTCAGCATAAGCTCCTCCATCATACCGCTTAAGATAACCTGCTAATGCTCTAAGCTCTAGGCCGTCAGCATCACATCCTACCAGCACCTTTCCCCTAGTAGGTTTAAAAAGTTCTCGACACTCCTTACCATAAGGACTGTAGATAGCAGGAACTTGAGCTACATTAGGAGCAGAGTGGGTACACCTACCTGTCACAGCTCCGTTAGTATTGACATAGCCATGTATCCTTCCACCTTGTTCTAACTTAAGCCACGCATTATCTCCCTCAGCTAACTGTGAAATTCTTTTAGCTAAAAGAAAATGAGTATACAAATCTTCACATGGAGGATAAGGAAGATTCTTTAAAATCTTTTCGTCAATCTTAGGCTTGCCATTAGGTGTAAATTCAGACGGCTTCCATTTATAATGTTCCTGCAACCTGGAACTGATATGATCTCTACTGTTAGGGTTGAAGTCCACCTTTTCAATCTTGGTACAAGCAGAACCAGCAGTGTATCCTTTAGTTTTATTATCTCTTTTCGGTACAAACTCGCCAGCATTTTTATACCAAGAACCAAAAGTTTTTGTGAGTTTTTTACCTACGTTATCCTTCTCTTGCAACAACCGGACATACAACTCTTGTCCTTTCTTAACATCAAATTTAAACCCCCACTCAACCTGTCTTTGAATAATAGAAGCAAAATCATGTTCCAACATGGCAGCTTCTGACGGAAGCTCACTATAGCCTAAGTGGTCATACAACATGGATGTTATGGAAACATCATTTGCACAATAAGAAGCCATGTCAGAATTAAAAGTGCTCCAATCAGCATCTCCATTATTAAACTCTCCTTTCAATAGCCCAAGCCTATAGCCCCAAGCCTTTAAGCCATGAGAACCCCATAGTTTTCTTGGTACTCGCATGGGTGGTTTTGCATCTAGCTCCATCATGTTAGGAAACATCAAACGAGATATAATAAGAGTGTCCTCAATTTGAGTTGACTCCCTATGTTTCCATCCTAATACTTTTTGAAGTACAGGTAAGTCAAAGCCAATAATATTATGTCCTATTAAAGTCTCTGCATTTGTCATAATATCAAGAGCATCTTCTATACAATCGTAACCTTGATGGTTAGCATAAATTTGAGAAGCTTTTGCTCCTTCGACTGTGAGCCCTATACAATGAACCTTAGTAGCATCAGATAAGAGTCCGTCTGTCTCAATGTCAAACATTATTTTCATTTGCCATCTCCAATAAACATATCTTCCAACCTAGAAACCCTCCTCAACAACTGATCCACACTCTCTAAGTCTCCCTGTTTCTTTGTCGTAGTAGAGCTTGGTTGCAACACCTGTCGAGCTTCCCTTATACCTTGCCTTAAGGATACGAACAGTTGTCTCACCGTCTTCCTGTTGATTTCTTTCGAGTCCGATAACGAAATCACTAAGCTGAGAAATGCTTCCACTCCCTCGAACATCATTAAGTGTAATTTTTCTTCCATCTTCATGCCCCCTTCCATCACTAGGTTTTCGTAAATGGGAGACAATGAGCATCCCTATATTAAGTTCTTCTGAGAGTGATCTTAGTTTAGTCATTAGGTTATCAATCAGTCTCCGTTCATCTCCACCTTCCATACCTGAAATCATAATAGAGATATGATCTATCACAATCCATCCCACACCACAGCTTCTTACAAGGTAACGAATTCTATTTGATAGCACTTCACCATCTAAGCTCCCCCAATGATCGTATAAATAGATCCTGCCTGTATTTAAAGTCTTATCCCATATATCCCTCAAATATTTTTCATCCAAATTATTTTGAAGGTGTAGCATCTGGTTAGCTTCGATAGACATGAAATCAACCGCAGCCTGTCTAACCGATTCTTCCAAGGCAATATATCCTATAGTCTCTCCCTTGCTGAGAAAGTAAGATGCAATCTCTTTAACAGTTGTGGACTTACCAACTCCGGTTCCAGCACAGAAGGTAACAAGCTCCCCCTTACGCGCTCCTAGAGTAAGGCTGTTAAGCCCCTGCCAAGGATACTCCATATCTGCTGCTTCCATAGGAGTATTCACAAGATCCCAAGTATCTTCCCCTGCTATGATTCCATCGGGTCTATAGACACTAGCCCTGAATATTGCATTTACAACTTCGCTACCTCTACCTTCTTGGAGCATATCATTAGCATCCTTAAGGGGTAAGGAAGCAATTTTACAACGGCCTGGTGGAAACAGTTCAGCAGCTTTACGAGCACTACTCTTACCTTGGGGATCGTTGTCAAACATCAAGACAATTTCTTGAAAGTTTCCTAACAACCACTCTAAGTCTTTACTGATACTCTTACACGCTGAACCTACACCATTAGGGATGGACACTACTGGATATTTACAGTTATTCACCTCCGCAACTGACATAGCATCAATCTGTCCTTCAGTAATAACAATGTATTTTCCAGAGGTCCAACACTGTTTCCCCCACAATCCAAGGTTATTGGCATCTCCAACAAAGCTAAAGTCATGTTCTTTTTTACGGATTTGTTGAGCTACCATCTCCTTATCATCATTAAAGTATGGAGCTAAATGTACCGTAGTTCCTGAGGCTGTAGTTTTTACTTGGTATCCAAAGAATCTACAGGTATCAACCGAGATTCCTCTTTTATTAAGGGCTTTGTAGCATCCACCCATAATAAGTCCTTTAGTGGTTGACTGAGGCACAAACCTAGTAGAATTACTATCACCATGCTCATAATAATCACAGCTTTCTCCAAAGCAGTACGCGTGTCCATCTGGATACCTCCCTAAGTTATCTTTAGAGCCACACTTCGGACATGGCTCATGTATCACTTTTTGGTGAGCTCGTTCATCCATGTTTCAGGTATGCTCCTTTCGGCATAAAGAAACCCATGCTTTTCACACCATGCTGCATAAGTTGTCTTTGATCCCTTGTAAAGTTTTTGTCTGGAATTTGTAAATACGAATCGTAAATCTAAATCCGGATATTGCTTCTGGATTAACAGGTGCTTGGTTCTGTCCTTTGCCAAGAACCTTCCCTTTGTCTCAATAAATATAATACCTTCTAAAATAAAATCAGGAGTATAGTGTCTAGGCTCAGGGATATACTTGATTCGTTCCTTCTCATAAGTCCAAGTAAGGTCCTTATATTGTTTCAACTGCTTTGCTATGGACTCCTCTAGACCGCTTCTATATCCTTCTCGTACACCCCTGAGCCTTTGTCTTTTAGTTCGCCACATGACCCTTGATCCTATCCTCTTTTAATTTTCGGAGTAATTTACTGACCTGAGAAACTTCGTAAAAAACTTCTCTAGGGAAACTCCCTGCTTCAACCATGAATTCCACTTGCATTAGAAACTCACATAAGGTTAAATCAGGATGTTCCCTTAGGTTTTGAGCAACATCCGCAGCCTCGTATTTTTTTAACTCATCAAAAGAAGGCATCATTAGAAATCCTCATAGTTATCATCATCATTCTCGCCTGTAATTTCTGTATCAGTTTCTTGCACAAACCCTTCGTCTTCCTTATCCCACTTAACACCGCTTGTGTACTCCACCAGGTCAATTACCCTGACAGCTTTCATTCTAAGGGTGACTCCACCTTGTCCTTGGCTGAAAGGAATAGCTTGATAGGCTATCCTAAGCTGGCTGCCTCCACCTACTTTAGCCACCATCCTGTTTCCTTTAGTGTCTGTAAGCACAGGCTGTTGTTTGATGTGGTTTCCATTAACCTTAATTACCGCCTTCATTTTAAATTTAACCTTGTAGTTACCAGTAGGCTTATCGTCCTCCCCAAGTTCTTCCTTGATTGGGTTGTGTTTACCGCCATTCATCAAGGGGTTGACAATCTTTTCAATAGCTTTAACTTCGTTCTTATCTAAGATAAGATCAACTTGGTAGACTCCATCATCATCAAACCTTGTGTCAGGCTTGTTTAAATGGGGATAAGAAGCTATACCTACAGGTGTAAAATTAATCGGAAAACTTTCTTTCTTTTGCATTGTTATATTTCTCCTTGAATAAATTTTTCTGCTCCCCCGAACTCAGGGATTTTTTTTAACTTACAATCTATGCGCATATTATCTACAACTCCCATAACATCACTGAATCTCCTTTCAAACTTATGGTGATACAAACAATTAAAAACAGAACTGATTATAGCACACTTTTCAGCTTTTGTAAAGCCTTCAAGACTACTTACTACTAACATCATGCCTTCTGATACTCTCTTTACATCTGTGTTAGCTAAAAAAGAACTCTGCATCTTTCACCTCGTTAATATTTAAAGTTCCATACTTCGGTAATTCCGGTAATACATCTGGTTGTTCCTGAGAAAACTTGAGCAGCACATCTTCTGAGTAGAGCTCAACGAAAGTTTGCCTCAATACTGAACTGAGGGTTTCCATATCACAAGCATGGGTTCCAAACGAATCGTGTATTACTGCAAAACTTTGTATGTCTGCATAAGAAGCAATCACAGTCTTCATTAAATGACAAGCATCCAAACTATGCACAAAGTTAGGAGCTATACCGTTAGACTGTTTATGTTTATCCAGCTTGTCGGTTAAACTGTGAGCCGAAAACAATGATACCAGCTTACCATTTAAAACAGTTTTAATTTGTTTAACTACCGGTTTCATGTACTTCTGCTTAATAATAAAACCAGTAGGAACAGTCCAGTAAATAGGCTTGCTTTCCTTGCTCATCACTTTAGCACAATCCTGGAGCCACTTCATGCCTTCCCTTGCTGACACCACCACATCCCCAATAGAAGCATAGATATGATTAGCCAAGTATTTACAGTATTTCCAGATGTCTTCATTCTTGTCAACTGTAGGAAACTGAAGCCCCTTATCGAGCTGCTTCTTGTATTCTTCATGGAGTTGATCTCGCATACCATACAATGTAGCTCCGTAAGGAGTTGTCATAACAGGCCGTTTCACAAGAGCCCTGTTTACATCTCCTTCTTCCAAGATAGCTTTAGGATCATTTCTTATTCGATCTTTTACAGCCTCCGTTACTATTCCATAGATGTCCTGAGGTTTATCTGCTGGCCTTAAGTTAACTGCCGTTCCCCCATCGTGATCCCTGAGCATAGCTGAGAAGTGTTGCAAACCGTTACAAGAACCATCTACGGTAATAGGTAAGTGGCTATCTAAATCTGGATTCTGTTCTACACTTACCAATTCAATACAAGCTCTCAAAAACTGCCAAGGACTATCAGCATCCATCCACCACTTATTTTCCAAAGGATCTAAACCTATATCCAGGATGTCCTGATAGTGTAGGATAGCCCACTCTACGCGCTCCTCTAACGATACCTTGTCATAACCATAACAATTCGCCAAGTGTACCATCAACCAAGGCTTGCCTGAGTTTCCCATAGGTTTCCCTTTCGAGAACTCAAGCAAACCTCTGGCTGAGTCTTCCCCCTGAGGATTAAGGAAGGCGGTGTTCGCATAGAGTCTGCCCCTGAAATCCAAGGTATGAGGAAAGTAGAACACCTTCTCATCCTTAAACTTTCTTGCAGTCCACATAAGCTGACTAAACTGTATCCTCTTGGTTTTCCTCCTGACATTATCAGTGTGCAGCAAGGTTGCTTTGCGTTTCCAATTTATTTGTTCTTCCTTAGTTCCCTGCTTCGGATAAGGTTCTTCCATAGTATGTTCATGGAATTCAGGAATAACTTTGGAGCTGGCCTTGGAAGTAAACAGGTGTTCCATAACCTCATAGACTTCCTTGTTGACCTTCCAGCCTGTCTCCTGCACCATGTTTACAGCTTTAAATACCTCAGTAGGCTTCTTAGCTTCTAACATTTCAAGGTAAGACTGATCCATAGTCTTCACCAAGTTCATACCAGTATAAGTGTAGTAACCTCCTGTGTAGACCGACTCCCATTTTCTAGGAGGAATCAGACAGGGAAGCGTTACCGGATTATACAGCTCACAAATAGAATTTTTCTTTTCAATCCACTTAATAGATTCCTCCGTTGCTTCCAGCCAATAACTTGTTTTCCTTTTTTGTTCTTGTGCAGTGTGTAATTTAATCTCAAACAGCTTGGTAGCATCACACACCAAGGACACCATCATCTGTCCTAGCCTCACCTTATTTCCAGGTAGCCAGTTCTTCCAGCCTATACCAGCTTTCTTTTCAGAATGAACCAGAACTCTTTTTTGTTTTCGATAGTTGGTAGTCCTCTTGTTTAAGTCTCTTAGCACAACTCCATACAATGCTGGATTAGCTTTCTGAAAGAACCTGAAGCGCGCTTCATCTTCTAAGAAAGCCCCTATCTCATGGGCTATTTTCACCAGCTTTACAGGTGTTGACAAGTGGTTAACACAGGCTTTCAAGCTAAGAAAAGCTATCACATCTGACGGTAGCTCAAACAAGCGTTCTATTGCGTCTGCCGAGTGTTTTGTAGGAGTTCCTTTATTATAATTTTTTTTCAACTCAATAATTTCTTTTTCTATTTTACCCACACCTTTCCTGAGGAACTGGATTCCAGCAGGAGTTGTGGACTCGTGCTTACCTTTCTTAGCTTGCCTGTTTTCATCTCGGAACCTCTTGATTCCAAGAGAAACCATTTCAGCTTCTAAATCTTTTTGTCTTTGAAACATAGATACTCCTATAAATCTCTCTGGAATACATAACAGTAAAAATAAAGTCTCCTACCAAAAAGCCGTACTGCTTTGTGTAGATCCACCAAGACAAGAAGCAAAGATTACACAGGATTCCTGAGTACAGAGCATAACGAGTCTGTCTATTGATAAGCCTGACAGACCAAGCAGCCCATACTGTCAAAGTAAATTCTACTAAGTAATTGATAATCATTTTCTGTAAGTTTTTTTGGTTGTAGCTTTCCAAGGGCCCCTTACCATAACAGGATAATTAGTGTCTGTTAGATAACAAACCTCTTGTCCCATAGACTCCGTGTGATACACAGCCCACCCCTCCTTCGTGGGCTTGGTATGACACGGCACTTGGATAGAACTGTAACTGGCTTTTACTCCAGACTTGAAAGTAACTACCAGTTGATTAGGAACTTCATTCATTCCCCAATGCACTCCCTTGGAAGCTGGAGGTATTAACAAAGTTAAAGTAATCAGGATTTCATTCATCTTCTTCGGTAACT